GATGAAAATGACCGACATTATTTTTATTTAGATTCTTATAAAGATATGTTTAATGAAAAAACGGATATACACTACGATAACACGAATGGAAGCATTTACCTATTCGCCAATCAACACGAACTTAACGCATATGAATTTGACGTAATTAAACGGATAGTAAGATGCCGAAAGAAAGGACAGTTCAGAGATGACCTAGAGAAGACAATTAGAGTGATTGAGTTATACTTAAAAGAAACGGAATGACAGCAGTAGAATATTTAGTGAAAAGATTAGCAGAGAATGGAATCTTGCATAGTTCAGATATAGCAAAAGCCAAAGAAATGGAGAAGCAGCAGATAATTCAGGCTTCTTGTTGTGGCGGAGATGGGGAATCAGAAGCAGAACAATACTACAACGAAACCTTTAAATCAGAATAAATGAAACAGACAGCAGTGGAATGGTTATATGAAAAGATACTTTTAACTCCGTTAGATATACGTGAAATTAACAAGTGCCTTGAACAAGCCAAAGAAATGGAGAAGGAAATAATACGTACAGCATATCTTGATGGTATGGATGGTGAATATAATACATCAGAACAGTACTACAACGAAACCTTTAAATCAGAATAAGATGAAAACAGCAATGCAAATGGCAATAGACCATTACAAAAAACTATCAGAACAAGGAAGTAATCAAGCCTATGTGGTTGCTAAATTTCTTGAAGAAAACTTTTTAGTATTAGAAAAGCAGCAAATCATGAAAGCAGTTTATGATTCGATGGGTACAAACCTAGACCCTAACATCGGAAGAGCAGAGCAGTACTATAATGAAACCTATAAAAACACGAAAGAATGATAAATCTAATCTACATTTTAATAATAAATTTACTTTATAAAGGCATTGATTAGAATTTAATCATATATTTGACGAAAAAAACGTCATGGAGTATTTAATTATTGTTGCTTTTGCTTGGTGGTTTGTTGAATTCGAGCCGATTCAATTTGTAATAGATTGGATTTTTGACCATTTACCGATAAACTTTTTAACAAATTGGGTTTATTCTGGACTAGGTTGTTTCAAGTGTATAGGCTTTTGGAGTGGATTGATTTACTCGGGTAGTTTTGGATTCGCTTGTATAACATCGTTATCAACTTACATTCTTTCGTTATGTTTGAACAAGATGAATTAGACTACATCGAATCAATCAAATTAGCTGATTCCACTATTCAAACTGCAAAAGTATCATGTAAAAAATTAGATGCTATTTATGCACGAGTAAACGGAATTAAAAGCAAAGATTGTTTCTGCTCAATGGTTAGGCGGAAGATATTTATTAAGGACTTTTTCATTTGGTATGAAGGACTTACTCGATAAATACCTACAAACAAACTACATTGATGTAAAGAAATACACGGTGTATCTATTGAATCGTATCAACCTACGCATTGAAGCCGATACAGTAATTTCAAACGCTTATCTTAACTGCCTAAAAAACGAATCAAAGTTTAAATACGGTAACGTTAAAGATTTTCTCTTTCATTTTATCAAATGCGAGTTACTATTCCGAGATACTGAAAGTAAAATAGAGATTGTCAATAGCGTAGAGAATGAGTTTCCAATTGAAGAAGCTGAAGATGAAATAAAAGACAAGATTTTATTTGAGTTAAACTACCAGGAGCAGAAATCAGTAATTGAAATATATCGAAATACAGTTGACGATAGAATCAAGTTAATTTTCTTTGAGACTTATCACGATAAAGGATATAATACTACCCGAAGCATAGCGGAACATTTCAATATTTCGGTATTTACTGCTCATGCAATGATTACTGAAATGAAGAATGACCTTAGACAATTAAAACACGAACTAAAAAAAGACCATTATGATTAGATGGATAGCACTAACAACGTTTATTCTAGCAATTGGAATGAGCGTAATGATTTGGAATAACCACGAATACCAAAATAAGTTTATAGCTGCGACTATTTTTAGCTATTTAATGTTTTTAATCACAAACGAATATGAGAAAAATGAAGATAAAAGATGAATTCAAAGGAAAGACTGTTATCATTTACAATAGTGTTTTAGGAAATCAAAGTGTAGTAATCGACAAGATACTAGAGAATCAATATGAATGGTATTTTAAAAACGGATTGAAGCACATTTTTGAAGCTGATGAGGTTGAAGAGATTGTTGAAGAGATTGTTGAAGAAGAAGTGACTGAAGAAGTTATCGTTCCTAAAAAAACACGAACTAAAAAGAAATGAATTTCGACTTAATGATTGCCACCGTAAAGGAATACATATACCAACATAAGGGAGTAGTCATAGAGATGAATTCTAACTTCATCAAATCAGACGTAAGACAAATACAACTACTTTTTCAAGCGTTCAACTACATTCAAAGTGTCAAAGGATAAATACTACATTGCAGTAATAAATCAAGAACTACATTCGAGGGAATGGAAGAGATTGAAAGAATGCTTGAAAGCGACTGAATCATCATACTGCGTATTTTATTCGGACAATAAGAAAATAGAATTCAACGAAGTACCGAGAGAAGTATTCGAAGAAATGTGCTATCAAGAAAACTAGAAAAAAACGAATAAATGGAATTAGTAAAAATTAATCGGGTTAAACCAAACCCAAAGAATCCTAGAATAATCAAAGACGATAAATTCAAGAAACTTGTAAAGAGCATTCAAGAGTTTCCCGATATGTTAAATAAAAGACCTTTGATTGTATTTACTGACGTAGATAATAAATACGTTGTACTGGGTGGCAACATGAGATTAAAGGCTTGTAATGAAATCGGGTTAAAAGAAGTTCCAGTAATACTTGCAGACGAATGGACTGAAGAACAAAAGGCTGAGTTCTTAATTAAAGACAATGTTGGTTTTGGTGAGTGGGATTGGGATGATTTAGCAAATGAATGGGATGCTGAAAAATTGGATGAATGGGGTTTAGATATACCTGTATTTAAAGAATATGAAGAAATAGTGCCAAGCGGTTACGATTTATCACAAAAATGGTTTTTAAATATAGAATTTGAAAACGAACAAGAGTGTGAAAAATGGTATAACTCATTAATTGAAGAAGGTTTAATTTGTAAAATTGTACAATGATACCAAGCAATATTAAATTTGAATTACAAAGTGAAGTATTTAATACTTTTAGATGTCAAGCAGCAGCAAATAGTTTGGACATTGACGTAAAGAAAAAATCTATACATAAACTCGAAATAAATAATATCAATCTTCCTAAAACATGGAATATAGGTTTAATTTATGGAGCTTCAGGTAGTGGTAAAACAACCTTAGCAAAGCATTTGTTTGGGAATGATATATTTGATTGTTCGTTAGATGAAAATAAAAGTATCATTGACCAATTACCCAAAGAATTTACATACGAAGATTGTGCAAGTATATTAAATGGAATAGGATTGAATTCAGTTCCTTGTTGGATTAGACCAATTAAAACTTTGTCAAATGGTCAACGAGCAAGAGCGGAAGCAGCTTATTTAATGTGCAAACAAGATTTTATTTGTATAGATGAGTGGACGAGCGTAGTTGATAGAACCGTTGCAAAAGCTATGAGCGTGTGTTTACATAAATTTGCCAAAAAGTACAACAAACAAATAATTTTATTAAGCTGTCATTATGACATTTTAGAATGGGTCAATCCTGACTGGTTAATTGATTGCAACAAACAAATTTTTGAACTTCCCAAATCGGAGGATTTTTTTTTTAGTGAGCGAGAAAAACTCGAATTTACAATTAAAGAAGTCGGAAGAGAGACATGGAAATATTTTAGTAAATATCATTATTTAAGTGAGCGTCTTCCCGGTGGTAAAATATATTTGTACGGCATTTATTATGGTAATGACCAAATAGGTTTCCAATGCTTTGCTAATTATACACCACACAAAAAAGGAACAAAGATTATTTATCACTCAAATAGAACAGTAATACACCCCGATTACAATGGACTTGGTTTAGGAATTAAGTTAATCAATGAAACAAGTATTTTACTTCAACAAAAAATAGATTGTAGAATAATGGCTAAATTTTCAGCTATTCCCGTTTTCAAAGCAATGAAAAAACAAAAACAATGGATTTTTTTGGGTGAAACAAGATTGATGGGTAAAATGAAAACTGGAAGAAATATGATTAGACGTGGTGGATTTAGAGAAAGTGGAGTAAAAACATTTAATTTTGAATTTAGAAATAAAACAACATAATAACAACGAACAATGGCAGGTAAAGGACAAATAGAACCTCGTTGGTCAAAAGGCGAAAGTGGAAACCCAAACGGGCGACCTCGTAAATGGATAAGCGAACTTAAAGACAGCGGCTACAAATCTTCGGAAGTGAATGACTGTATTTTAGTAATGCTTTCAATGACTATTGAGGAACTTGCAGATGTATATAAAAATCCAAAAGCAACGATATTAGAAAAAACGGTTGCAAATGCTTTGAAGCGTTCACTTGAAAAAGGTAGTTTGTATTCTTTAGATACTTTACTGAATAGGGCAGTAGGTAAACCAAAAGAAAGCATAGACCATACAACGAAAGGTGAAAACATAAACGAGATTAAAGTAACAATTATAAGTGGAAATAAAGGCGACTAAAATATTTGAAGATAATTTTAATGCTGTACAAAATCAAAATATTAGGTTTTGTATTAATCAAGGTGGCTCACGTTCTTCTAAAACTTATTCTATTTGTCAGGTTATAATCGTCTATTGTATTCAGAATCCTAACAAGGTAGTATCAATAGTTAGGAAAACGTTTCCCGCTTTACGGGCAACAGTCATGCGAGACTTCTTTGAGATTATGAAGGACTTAGGAATCTATGATGTAGCGAATCACAATAAAAGTGAGAATATCTATCGTTTTGGCAATGGCTCAATCGTTGAATTCTTTAGTGTAGATGACGAGCAGAAGATAAGAGGAAGAAAGCGTGACATCGGTTGGTGTAATGAAGCGAACGAACTTTGGTTTGAAGATTTTCAGCAGTTGAACATGAGAACGGAATCGACAATGATATTTGACTACAATCCTTCAGATAGTTCATCCTGGCTTTACGAACTACCCGAAGACGAAAGTGTACTAATCAAATCAACGTATAAAGACAATCCATTCCTACCCGAATCAATCAAGCGACAAATCGAAGACCTTAAAAGAACTGATGAAGCATTATACCAAATCTATGCTTTAGGTGAAAAGACTATAAGTAAAACTAACATTTATTCGAATTGGCAGTTTGTGAAAGAGAAGCCCTCCAGGTTTGAATCTTTTTGTTACGGGCTTGACTTTGGTTACAATCACCCAACTGCATTAATGAAAGTCTATTGGAACGAAAAAGATATATTCGTTGAATCGGTAATCTATGAATCTTATCTAACAACTACGATGTTGATTGAGCGCATGAATGAGTTAGGCATAGACAAAAATGCTGATATACTAGGTGACCATTCAAGACCTGAGATAATAGCAGAAATTCAAATAGCCGGGTATAACATAAACAATGCAACGAAGGGAGTAAAGAAAGGAATCGACAACATTAAAACATTCGGGGTTTACTGCCTTGACAATCCGAATCTGAAAAGAGAATACGAAAACTATAAATGGAAAAAAGTCGGTGATGCAATTACGGATGAGCCAATCAAGTTATTTGACGATGCGATGGATGCTATTCAATATGCGGGTAGGTTTATAAAAGACAATTACTATACTGACGATTCATACTTCAGCTTCTAAAACACGAATGAAATAAACACCATTATAAGATATGGCAATAACACTAATCGCAAAACCTTTTACTTTCTCACCCGCTTACAATGAGTTAAAGTATATCTACGATTCAACAAATAAGAATCAATTAGGCTTCAAATATATCTTTCAAGTGCTGCAATACGGTGGCTCACAAATAGCTGAATATCGAGTTCTTCCTTTGGTAACGAGTGGCTATGGTGAGCAAGATTTGTCAAAGCTACTAAGCAATAAAGTCTCTTATGATTTACCGAGTGGAACGATGTACAATGCAGCTAATTCTTTCTACGAATACGATGTGAGAATCGGAGAGGAATATATTACGGGAGTAAACTATACTGCTTCACTAAGTGATAACGGTGGGAATGTTAAGGTAACAGTTACACATTCTTTTGTAGTTGGTGACCAGGTTAGAATCGTTCAAGCGGATAATGGAGTAGCTAATCCACAACTTGAAGGTTTGTTCGTAGTGATTGCAATTACGGGAACAACTGACTTTACTGTTTCTGCTTTATGGTCTGAGGTAACGGATGCAACGATTAACGGAAGTGTCTACTATGCTGACAATCGTAAAACTCAAACGTTAGCAGTTGTAACGGTATCAAGAGCAGTTGTCTTTAACGCTGCATTTAGTTGGTTAGATTGGATTAGTTATAACGAAGCGAACTACAATTCAAACGCTGCGACTGATTTGCTTTTAACATCTATTCCGCAAACGGGATTCTATGCGACTCCTGAGCAAGACTTAATCGTAAACGTTCCTAATCAATCGGTATCTACTGGATTCATGTACTTTGAGAATAGTAACGGAAGCGTATTTAAAAAGGCTGTGAGTAATGCCAATGTAATTACAGCGGTGACTGTTGGAGTGAATAATGTAGGCGCATTGACAACTGTGAGCGGAACTGGTGGACTAGTTGAGGCTACTACTACCTACTACGATTTTTGGTATGCGTCAAGTGGAGGTACACAATTTTCAGTTAAGTATAGAGTCAACTTAGATAGACGTTGCAAGATTGAAGATTACGAGATTTTATTCTTAGACAGAAAAGGTTCATTCCCTTCATTTGCTTTTCAGTTACGAAGCTATGACAAAGGTAACGTACAACGAACTCAATTTAATAGAGACGTTGCTGGTTATTCATCTTCTTCTCGTTGGAACTATTTCCCTACTGATTTCGGAATGACTAACGCAAGTGTATTGTTGGAAAGTACAATCGACTTAAACACGAACTACATGACTGAGGAAATGGCAGTTCTATTTGAAGAATTGGTTTCTACTCCTTTGGCGTTTTTGAAGATAGGAGGTACATATCAAGCAGTTCAAATTGTCGATACATCTTTCGAAGTTGAAAAGTCAAGAAACAAGAATCTAATCAGAAAATCTTTAACAGTTAAACCATCAAATCAAAACGTAATCAATGGTTAGAATTCAGCTTGAAAATGGTTTCATCGATATTAAAGAGGGGAGTAATTTCCCTTTGAACTTTGCTTCGGGAGATGTACGAGATTTGACGCAAAAGAAAGGGTCGAACTCAAAGACGTTGACTGCAATAGGTAGCAAGAATAATCATGACTTACTAAATCACTACTACGATGTAAATATAATTGCGGGTACATTTGACATAAACGCTTTAACAAAATGCGCAGTCATCCAGGATGGAATACCAATCATGGAGGATTGTTACCTTCAGCTTTTATCGGTTAACAAGTCGCAGCTAAATAGCAACTACGAGCAAGAGGTCGAGTATCAGTTGATGGTGAAAGATGCTACATCTGATTTGTTCACTAAGCTAGATAATAAATATTTGACCGATTTAGATTTTAGTGAATTAGACCATGTAATAACTGCTAGTAATGTTGTAGCAACTTTTACTAATACGGTAACGGATGGGTATAAATATTTGTTGCCTTGGTCGGGTGATAATGTTTACCCGCTTAAGGAGATGCGTCCTGCTATCTATGTGAAGCGTTATTTTGATTCTATCTTTGCGACTAATGGATTTAGCTATACCTGGTCGACATCGGCAGCAGCTAAGTTTGACCAATTGATTATTCCGTATAACGGTGATTTGCCAATATTGGACTATGAGAATTATGAGGTCATAGCAACGGATGTAAGTACTTTTACATTTACTCAAGCAGCGGGTACAAACGTTACAAGTGTTGACCCTTTAATCAACTTGACTGAGATACAAGATAATGAATTATTATTCAATCCAACAACGGGAGAATATACAGTTCCATTTTACGTTACGGGAGGCGAGGCAATAGTATTTAATTTCAATGTTGATTTAGAATTTATACTTGATAATACAACGGGAGCAAGTGCTTATTTATATGGTGCGGGTGGAGTTAACAGTTACACATATTACCCTAGCATTTACATGTACAAGAATGGAGTTCTTTACAATACAACTCCGATAAGTTTTCTAGGGCAATATACACGTACCGCTTCACCATCTGCTTTGGCTTCGGGGCAAACTACATTCATAAACGATACATTTAATGCAAGTGTACCTGTTAGTGGTTTAGTTCCTACTGATATTATTACTGCTCAGATTGGAGTTAGAGTTATGCAATCGGGTACTCCCCTTTGGAAAGATTCAAATACTGCGGGAGGTACAAACGTACAAGTTGACATGATACTAGATGTCAATAGTCTCACGATGACTGTTCAACCTGGAACTAATATAATTGGCAGCGGCTCGACTATTGAGATGAATAGGTTTATCCCTAAGAAATTAAAGCAGCGAGACTTTGTGAAAGGTATTTTATCGATGTTTAACTTGTTTGTTGAAATAGATAAAACTGCGCCTAACAATCTAATTTTACAACATAGAGACGATTACTACGATAGTGGTACAGAAGTAGATTGGACTAAAAAGTTATGCAAGGACATTGACCAAGAATTAGTATTTCTTCCCGACATTACTGCAAAGAAAATGATTCTCACGTACAAGGCAGATGAGGATTTACCGAACAAAGATTACGTTGGAGTTACAAATGAAATTTACGGGCAGTTAGAATATATTTTTGATACTGAATATCAGAAAGGAATAGACGTTAAGGAAATGATTTTCTCACCTACTCCCGTAGGAAGAACAACATTCGATGCATACGTTCCATTTATTGCGGGGAGTGCGCCAAAAACAAACATAAGAATTTTAGTAGATGGTGGAACTGATACTTGCGGTGCTTATAATATTTACGATTATGGCACAACGGGAGAAATAGGTTTAACAACTTATCCTTTGTTAGGACACTTTGACAATCCATTGAATCCAACTTTCGACTTGAACTTTGCAACTTGCGATTTTTACTATTACAACGGAATCAACCCAACTAACAATAATCTCTATAATAAATATTGGAGACGTACCGTAAATCAAATCAATACGGGTAAAATGTTGATTGCGTATTTTGACTTGAATGAAAGCGACATCCAAGCAATGCGATTAAATGATAAGATTCGAATTAATAATAGTTGGTGGAACATAAACAAAATAATTGATTATAACGCAAATGTAAAAGGATTTACGAAGGTAGAATTGATTAGCATAGATTCAGAGATTGACTTTGCACCATTCAGTTATAAGATACCAAAGTTACCCGTTGATTCACAAGTGAGTCATATTACAAAAGATATATTACAAACGATTGTAGATAATAACAACGTGGTAATGTCAGGCGCAAACGTCATCATTAAAGGTAGAGACAATGTAGTATTAAGCAATACACGTGGGTTAATTATCGGTGATGGTAACGTTGTGAGTGATGAGTTTATAAACATAACGGAGGGAGAAGTAGTAGGTGAGAACTTCGCTAATACAGACTTGACGTTAACAGGAACTAGAACACATGATTTAGATGGTAACATCTTAGGTTTAATTGATGGTAATACTACATTCCAAAATAATACAGGTATAATTAATCCCGTTGTTAGTGTTATTGGAGAAGATGATACTGCATTATATCTTTATGCTAACGATGGAAGTAAATTTGGTTTAGATGTTGGTAACGGTTTAGTAAGTATAGGTGCGCTACCTATCTATGCGGATGAGGCTGCTGCAACAGTTGGAGGTTTAGTTAATGGTACGCTTTATAAAACGCCAGGTGCAAACGTAAGAATCAAAGGTGCAACGGGAACAGACCCTAGCGGGAGTGCTGCTTGGGGTGGTATTACGGGAACGCTATCTAGTCAAACGGATTTACAAACTGCATTAGATGGTAAAGTTGATGAGAATAGTGCAATAGTAGGAGCAACAAAAACAAAGATTACATACGATGCAAAGGGACTTGTAACAAGTGGAGCAGATGCAACAACAGCAGATATAGCAGCAAGTACTAATAAGAACTATGTAACGGATGCACAGCAAATTGTAATAGGTAATACAAGCGGAACAAATACGGGAGACCAAACTTCGATTGTTGGAATAACGGGAACGAAGGCACAATTTGATACAGCGGTAACGGATGGGAATTTTGTCTTTGTTGGTGATGCAATATTGAATCCTGAGGGTTGGACTGTGATAGTAAAAAGTGCAAATCAAGATGTGACGAATAGTGCAACATTTGTAAGTGATACATCTTTACAGTTTGCAGTTGTTGCTGGTGGTCATTATATGATTGAAATGGATATAGTTTTTTCTGCAAATAATACTTCCTCAGATTATAAAAACGCATTTAACGTAAGTGCTGGGACAATGTCTGGTAAAGGATTTATGATAGGACCAACTGCAACGGGAGCAGCACAAGTAAATGAATATTCAGCAAATGCAGTAGCTACAACTACAAGTTTAGTGTTAGGTGCTCCGATAGCAAATCTTGATAATTTAGTAAGCACAAAAATTATTTTCTCTTTTACTGCTTCATCAAACGCAACTTTCAGATATCAATTTGCTCAAAACTCTGCAATTGCCGCAACAACTGCTCGAACATGGAAAGGCTCAATTTTAAAATATAAAAGAATAGACTAATGGGAATATTACTAAGCAAAGGAATCGACAAAATAGTTGATGAAGTAACAATCGAAGGTACATCTATCTTCATTAAAGGTACTGAAATAGAACTTGAAAACGTGTATGTGCGGATTGAGTTTAAAGCAAGTTTGAACGGGGAAACTTTAACGATATATCCGAGCGTATTTTTGAACTATTTTGAATACTCAGAGGGGAACGAGTTGGTAACAAACGTAAACACGAATCCATTTGAGGTGAATATTTTAGATACGGAAATACAGTCAATTGATACTGCGTTGACTTACTCAGTTGAGAAGTTTATTGATTATGGCTTTAGTGCTGAAATCGTTTAAAACACGAATCAAAAAATTACCATTATAAAGTATGGCTTCAACACCAATTGAGATACCTATAAAATTAAATGGCTTAGCAGCTATTAAGTCAGAACTTCGTGAGTTGAAGGGAGAGTTAGCAAATGCAACTGACCCTAAACAAATGCAAGAACTCGCTATGAGAGCGGGTGAACTTAAAGACCAACTTGCAGACGCAAACGAACAAGTAGCAGTATTCGCTTCGGGCAGTAAATTCGAACAAGTATCTAATTCGTTTGGCTCAATGAAAGATTCTTTGATGTCATTAGACTTTGAAGAAGCGGCTCAAAAAGCTAAAATGTTTCAGCAGACTTTAGGCTCAATTTCACCCGCAACGATTGGGAATAGTATTAAAGGTTTAATTTCGGTTGTTGGTAGTTTAAGTAAAGCATTTGTTCAATTTGGAGTAGCATTACTTGCAAATCCTATCTTTCTTTTAGTAGCTGCCATTGTAGCTATCGTTGCTATTATCGGAGTAGTAATGAATAAACTCGGAATATTAAAGCCAATATTAAACGCAGTCGGAAAAGCGTTTGAGTTTATTGGAGATATTATAGACGTAGTTATTCAAGGCTTAAAAGATTTTACAGATTGGTTAGGAATAACAAATAACGCAGCGGAAGATGCAGCGGATAAACAAGCAGCAGCAGCAGAAAAAACTGCGGTAGCATATGAAGAAAAAAGTAAGTCGGTTGTTGGTGGAATAGATAGAGAAATTGAACTTGCTAAATTAGATGGTAAAAATACGGTTGAACTAGAAAAGAAAAAGCAGTATTGGATTATTAAAACTGCGGAAGCAAGATTAAAAGCTATTAAAGAAAAAATAATAGCGGGTAAATTGAGCGGTGATTTAGATTCGGAAGAAATTGCAGAATTAAAAAAAGCATATACTGCTCAAGTAGAAGTAGTAAAAGATGCTAAACACCAGGTTGAGGTAATCGATAAAACTGAAGCCAACCGTAAAAAAGACGATAGAAAGAAAGAAGAGGAAGACGATAAGAAATCAGCACAAGATTCAGCAGCTAAAGCGCAAGAAGCGTATAAAGCAAGAATCGCAGCAGAGAAACAATTTAGAGCAGATAGATTAGCAGCTATTAGACAAATTGAAGATATTGAGATTTCCATAATGGAAGAGGGAATCCAAAAAGAAATCGTTTTAAATCAAACTAAGTACAAAAGAATTTTAGAAGATTTACAAACTAACGCTAAATTAACATCTGACGAAAAGATTAGACTTGCTGCATTATATGCTGAAGAAGAATTTCAAGCGGACAAGGCTTTACGTGCAGCTTATCAAGTAGAATTAGACACAGCAGTTCAAACATCTAAAGATAATAGAGCAGCGCAGAAAGCGGAGCAGTTAGCATTAGAAGCAGAAACCTATGCAAAGATGGGTGCTATGATGAAAGAGAATGCTCAAAAAGAAATCGCAGAAGCAAAAGCGGTAGCGGATGCAAAAGCAGCAATTCAAAACGAAGACATAGCGAGAATTAGTGCGGGAATAGGTGTTATAAAATCTATCTTCGAAAAGAATAAAGCAGTTCAAAAAGCAGCATTGATAGCTGAGAATGCTATCGGGGTGGCTAAAGTAATCATAAGTACAGCAGCAGCAAATGCAGCAGCTTTGGCAACTCCACAAGCAATAGCAACAAGTGGTGCTTCAGCCATTCCCGTAATCGCAAGAAACAAAATAAGTGCGGGAATTAGTATAGCTTCAATCGTTGCTTCAACTGCTAAAGGATTGTCTGCTCTTGGTGGTGGTGGTGCGGTAGGAGGAACTGCTCCAGGTGGAGGCGGTGGAGGTGCAACATCTACTCAACAAGCTACTCCGCAAGTAAATCTATTCGGTGCAAATAATAACGCCAATACAATTAACGGAAGTCAGTCATCTAATCAAGGTGGAGAGATGATTGTTAAGGCAGTAGTTGTCGAATCAGACGTAACTTCAATGCAGAAAAAGATGAATAAAGTACAAGAATCAGCGGTATTATGACAAGTTATATTTCACTATTATCTAAAATAGAAGCATTCTGCAATGCTCACCTACAAATCAAAAAGTATGGTGGAGAATTTCGTGAGCAGATGCCTAACTTTGCAACAAAGGACGAAAAATATCCCGTTGTTTTTGTTACTCCTACATCTGATACTGAAGCCTTAAATACCAATCAGTTTACGGTAGATATTTATTGCGTTGACTTAATACAAGCGGATAGAGCGAATCTAAATAGTATTATTTCAGATTGTCAGCTTATCTTAAAAGATATGTACGTTTATTACACGAATGACAACGATGTTGAAATAGATGTAGTAGGGACTGCAAGTATGAATCCTTTAAACAATCAAGACTTAGATTATGTTGCGGGGTGGGTAATGTCAATTACTTTTGAGGTAGCAAGTTACGGAAGTTGTGCTATTCCGATGAATCCAATTAGACCTATTCCCTCAACAAGCTGTGAAAATGCGATTCAAATAATAACTGATTCAAATAATAACCGATTATACACAAATGATATTCCAAGCGGTGCAACGGAAACGCAAGTTATTACTGATAGTGAAGCGCGTTTAAAAGACACTGCTTCAAATCTAATTAGTTCAACTTTTATACCCGCTCAAGGCAGTTCTGGAATCATTGCACCTGACGCTTTACTACATTTAAAAAAAGAAAACGATGGCACAATAACAAATCTTACTTTGTTAAGTAATTCCAACACTCAATACATCGTAGATAACAACGATATCTCAGTTAACGGTACTTTGCAATTTGATATCCATGCAACGGAAGCCCTTGACATTCGATTGAGAGATGCATCGAATAACGTCATTACTCCAATTAGCGTAACTGATTCGGGTAATCATGCGA